ATGTTCTCGCCGTAGAACTCTTCGCTCTTCGGCAGGAAAGCGAGGAACGGGTTGTCCTCGTAGACCATGTTGTTGATGCGCTCCTGCGGCCAGAGCGTCTTGAGGATGTAGTTGGTGTTGGAGACTGAAGTGGGGGTAGGCATGACAGCGGTTCCTTTTCGGGGAGACCGCTGTTAAGCGGGCCCGATTACGCGTTGTTGGCGAGCTCGAGGGCAGCGGCGATGTAATCCTCGTCGGTCTTGAGCTTGCTGGGGGAGTTGCTGGGCGCGCCCTTCGGGCCGGATCCAGAACTGTTGGTGAGCGTCTTCGGCGCCTGCTGACTCACGGCCCCTGCGGGAACTGCTGACTTGCTGGCGGGGACTGTAACGGCCCCTGATGCTGATGTCAACAGCGGGGCCCACGAATCCCTTTCCTTGACCAGCCGAGCCTCGACAGCCTCGAGCGCGATCTCCATCGTCTCGTCGAAGTCCTCGCCCGGCAACCGCCCGGTCTCATTGTAGAAGTCCGAGATGAAGCGCACCGCCTGCATCTCCGCCTTCCGCGCCGCGACCAGCTTGAACTTGTCGCCGCCTTCCTTCAGCTTGGTCTGAAGAGCGTTCATGAACTGGGCCTGCGTGTCGGCCGCATCCCGAGCAGCAAGGCGGGCCTTCAGCTGGTCAACCTCCTGCCGCAGAGCAGTCGGCGCATCGGCCTCAGGCTCCTCATCGTCGGGGACCTCGACGCCGTGTCCCTCGAGCACCTGCTTGGCTGCCTTCGACCACGGGATCTTGGCCGCTGCGAGCAAGGCCATCGCGTCGCCGCGCTTCGCCGCCTCCGCCAGCGAGCGCGCGCTCGCGAGCTCGGTCTTCTCGGCCGCCAGCGCCTCCCGGTCCTTCCGGATGGCCGCCTGCTGGCGCGCGATGTCGTCGTAGGACTTCTCGAGTCGGCTCGGCTTGGCTTCGACCTTGACCTCGGGCTTGACCTCGGGCTTTGACGCTGCCGGGGCCTCGGCAACCGGCGAATCGTCATCGGCCTCCGAAACCTCGGGCTCGTCAGCTGCCGGTGCCTCGGCAGCGGCAACAGCGGTAACAGGCGCGGGCGCAGCAACGATCTCCACTTCGGGGGCGGCAACAGCAGCATCGGTCGCGGCCAGTGCAGCGGCCATGTAGTCTTCGGCGTTCATTGAGTGCTCCTTACGGTGAAACGAGGGGTGGGACGGTGGGGGTGGGGGGCATGTTGATGTTCACCGGAGGCGCACCGGGCGGTGCTGGAGGAGCCCCGGGGGGAGCTCCAGCCGAAGCGGGGGCCACCGCGTTCGGGTCCACGACGGGCTGCTTGGCGGCGATGGAGGCTGCGGCGGCGAGCTCGATGGCCCGGGCCAACATGTCCAGCCGCTTCTCGTCCGCGTCGTGGTTGCGCGCGAACAGGTAGTTGGCGGTCCCGCGCTCGACGAACATGTCGAGGTTGGTGAACTTGTCGGGCGTCTCCATCGGGAGGCTCGTGTTGAGGATTCGATCGATCAGCGCGTCCACGTCGTCCCGGGCTGCGTTGCCGAGGTTGGTCTCAGCCTCGAGATCGGGGTAGTCGAGGAGCTTCTGCGCGGTCGCCTTGTCGATCCAGCCGTCCGCCTGCATCTCCTTGACGGCCTGTCGGCGGGCTGCCGGGGTCTGCGGGAGGCTCGAGCTCGGCCACGCTTGGCAAGCGTACTCGCCCGGCTCGCGGATCACGTCGTCGGCCTTGATGGTCTCCATGTAGCGCTTGTGCTCGTAGCGGGTCACGTAGCTCTTGCCACCGAACACGCGCACGAAGTCGAGGAAGGCCTCCGCGAGCTCGATGTGGAAGTTGTCCCACCGCTGATGTTGCTTGGCGAAGCGCTCCGACTCGATCTCTTGGTACTCTCGGAGTGCCACACCCGCATCGAGGCCGCTCGGCTTCTTGGAGCTCACCGAGAGCTCGCTCGCGCCGATGATCTGGAACGCCTTCTCGTACAGGCGATCGATCTGCATGAACTCTTCCTGAGCAACGGCATTGCTGTTGTCCACGGTCGGGGGGACGCTGCCGTTGTAGTAAACCGCGTCGGCGATGCCGTTGGTGATCTGCGCGGGCGGGACCTTGGACGCGAGGGGCATGAAGATGCGGCCCCGGCCCTTGCGCTGAAGCTGCTTGCTGACCGAGTTGACGAGCCGATTGAGCTCGATCTGGATGCCGGTGAGGAGCTCGGCGACGCCTTGTCCCCAGAACCCGAGGAGGCGCGGCTTGAAGTGGTAGAACACGAACGGGAAGCGCTGAAGCGTCCACTTCTCGTAGAGGAGCTCTGACCCCGCGCCCGAGCCGCCGTCCAGCACGATGCTGTGGCAACCATCGCCCGCTTTGTCGCCCGAAGCAAGGTGCCAGCCTTCCCACACCTGCACCATGTCGCCCTGTCCACTCTGCTCGACGCCATCCGGAGGCTTCGCGTCGCGGATCAGATCCGCGCTGTTCGGGTAATCGGCCATCAGCTTCTCGCGGTGGCACAACTTGCCCTGAAACATCTGCCGGGGCGAGCCGTAGCGGGCATCCGCCTCGTCGATCAACACCTCGTCGATGAAGACGCGCTCGAAGTTGACCTTCTTGTTGTCGTCCATCACAAGCTTGTAGCCGCCGGTCCCGAAGACGGCCGCATCGATGAACAACAGGTCGTTCTTGGCCTTCAGATTCGCGTAGCTGAAGCCGCCCTCGACGAATCGGCCGAGGCGACGGGACTTCTGCTGCTCCGACCACTTCGCGCCATCGGTGAGAAAGACCGGGCGCGGGCGGTGCTTCGAGATCTTCGCGGCCAGCGTGTCGACGCCCGCCTCGATGACGTTGAAGGCGATCTTCGAGCTCGCAACGATGCTGCCTCGGCTGTACTCGCGGGCGCCGAACCCCGACATGTCGAAGGTGCCGTAGAGCCGGGCGTGGAGCAGGTTCAGGTTGTGCCGCGTGCTCTGTTCGGTCTCGAGTGCCCGGGCCGTGGACTGGAGGCTCTGCGCGCGGAACGTGGCGTTGGTCTCCTTCCACCAGAATCCGGCCTTCCCCATCTCTTCGCTGGGGTCGGTCTTCTTGCCGTTCTTCTCAAAGTCTTTGTAGTCCATTACGCCCTCTTGAAGTCGCCTTCAAACACCTGCCCGAGCAGCTCCAGCTGCTCGTTGCGGGACATCCCGGTGCGCCCGCGCTCATCCATGTCCGGGCCCGCCGGGGTCTCGTCGGGCGGAGTCGCCTCGTTGTCGAAAGCGCTCCCGTGAAGCTCGATCGCGGTCCCATCCGGGAGCTTGAGCGACGTGATGAGGTTCGCCTTCATGAACTTCAGCGTCTCGTCAAGCGTCATCGTCGTCTCCGGGGTAGCTCGAGGGCTCATCGTACTGATCGAGCCAGCATCTATCAACATTAGCCCGCTTCTGCTCCATTTTCGCGATCATCGCAGCTTCCTGAAGCTTGTACCACTCCGGCGAGCGCGGGACGACGCGCGGTACTTCGTTCTGATGCAGGAAGTGCATCGCGGCACGGAAAGAGTAGAGCCCGGCGTCGCAGCAGTGGTTGGGAAAACGAGGATCCTCGGTCGGAGGCGCCTCCGGCTTGTCGGGATCGGGCCAATCGGGGTCCTTGCAGAGCACGGCCATCTCGAGCGCGAGCGGGCTGCCCCGCTGGACCTTGATGAAGCCTGTTCGGAGCTCGTCGTTGAGCATTCGGACGTGATCGTATTTGTCGGTCTTCTTGGCGGGCTGGAACGCGTAGGGGTAGCGCTGAAGAACAGCCTCGACGTACATCTTGCCGCCGCCGCCCGTGTCCGCGACGAGCGTTGTGAAGCTGAAGCCGCGCAAGACCAGCTCCGCGATCTCCTCCATCACCGGCCCGGCCTCCTTGCACTCGGCTTTCTTCCAGCTGAAGGCCTCGTAGAGCTCCGGGTAGTTCGGATGGTAGCCCCAGACCACGAGCGCCATGTCGTCGCGGAACCCGAGGTCCCAGCCGAGCACGTGCGTCCAGCCCTCGCCGTAGGGAATCGGCCCGTCCACGCCCGGCTGGTACGTGTTCCGAATCGGATCGAACGTGTAGAACAGCGCGGAGAGGTCGGAGACCCATCGGCCGAGGTACTCGCGCAGGTAGGTCGGGTCATCGTCGGCCCAGCGACGTGACTTCTTCTTGGCCTTGAGCCAGTCGTGCCAGTGCTGCTTGCCGTTCGGGAACGGGTTGTCCAGCAGGCTCCAGCGGTGGCAGGACCAGCCCGCGCCGACCAGCTGATCGTTCACGATGCGACCCTCGGAGACCCATCGCGTGTCGGTGTCGTTGCCGCCGGAGACCGAGTACCAATGTCCAGCGCACACGGGGCCCGGCGTGCCCTCGAGATAGAACGTGCCGTCGAGGTCTGCGAGGCACGGACCCGCGATGTCCTCAACCAGCGTCTCGAGGTAGCTGCCGAACAGCTGGCTCTCGATTACGATCTCCATCGCGGACTTGTCGCCGCGCTTCTTCTCGGCCTCTTTCTGCTTGTCGGCGCCCAGCAGCCGGATCTCAGAGCCGTTCGGGAAAGTCGCCGTGTGCTTCGTGTTGTTGAAATCGACGTTCAGCTGATGGCGCTCGATC